GAGTTCAGACGTGTGATCTTCCGATCTTAACCAGAAAAATGCTGGACTTGAATCTAGGGTTATCAAGACATATAATGGTATAAACAGAGGGTTATAATGACAATTTTAAGCTTCCTTTCACTTGATGGTGAAGAATTGACAGAGCAAGGCCGGAAAATGACAGATAGCGTCAATGTCAACGCTTCAGAAATTGAACTTGATAGCGGTGTTTCTCGTAGATATATCAAAAGAAATAAAAGAAGTTTCACTTTCACATGGGATTGGCTTCCATCTTTACAGTCTCACACTATTGATAATAGAAAATCTAGAGATCATATTAAAAGTTTAGTGTTTTCTACAAGAGCAAAAATATTGATGGACATTAAACTTGATCATCAAGAAGATGTTGAATCTATCTATGTCTATATCAATGACTACTCTGAGGACTTAATTAGGAGAGACCCAGTAAACGGTTGCGATTATTATTCTGCTACCTTAACAGTTGAGGAGGCTTAATGACCAATAATCCAAAATATAATATAAGCCCCCTTCTTTCTGGTGCATTGTTTAATGGTGAAAGCGTATATCAACTTGCCAGTGCATCTCTTTCCATTGAAAGCGATTTAACAGCAAACGCCATAGAAATCCTTTTGCCATCCTCATCTCTTTCCGTTGAAAGTAATTTAACAGCAAATGCTATAGAAATACTTTTACCATCAGCATCTTTTTCTATTGAAAGTAATTTGACAGCAAATGCTATTTTTAGAAATCCAGCTTCTCTTTCTATTGAGAGCAATTTAACAGCGAATGGTATTGAAATTCTTCTTCCATCATCCTCTCTTTCAATTGAAAGCGGTCTAACAGCGAATGGTATTGAAATTCTTCTTCCGTCATCTTCTCTTTCTATTGAAAGTGCTTTGGTAGCAAATGCTGTCCGAATAACATCAGCTTCAGCGTCACTAGATGGAATTTTAAATATTTCTGTTACAACTCCTATTCTTACTGTATTGACAGGAATCATTCAATTATCTTCTTCATTTAATTTATTAATTTCTGATTTGATAAGATTTACACCTTCTGCACAAAATCCCGGTTCCTTAATTCCCCTAGTTTCATTAGATGGTGTTCCGTTAACAGACCAGAATAGAAAGTTTAGTAATAATATAAAACCAGTATTTATTGAGAAAGCTAATTGGAATAGCTCAAAATCAAGATATTATAAAAGGAGCAACTCAGGCAAGCAAACTTTCAAGTTGTCTTGGGAATGGTTGCCTGCTGATCGTGACAAAACTTTTGATAAACGAGAGGCTAGAAACTACATAAAAAATAAGGCAATGGACCCCGATGTCCATACCTTAACTATACGCACATATGGTGACAATCCGGAAGACGTTTTTGAAGAAACAGAGTATAATGTATTTATAACAAATTATGCAGAAGATCTGATAAGAAGAGATCTTGCTTCTGGTGTATACCTTTGGAAATGCGATATTGACTTAGAGGAACTTTAATGATTACTACAGATATTTATGGTAAAACATTGTCAACATCCTTTCAGTCTGCAATTAATGCTTTTGCTCAAAAGGTTAAACCAAAGGTTATAATAACATTTTTAGATAGTCGTCATGTTGATAACCTAGTTGTTACTACGAATGACTCTTATGCTTCTAATTCTCGCGGGACATACGCTGAACAGATGGCCGGTACATCTTTAAGAGGTGGATATTACTTTAAGCCAGAGCAAACTATGAACGGTGTTGACAGGCAGGCTTTTACTTGGGCAGTTGTTGGTGATAAAGATGTTCAAGGTAAGACGATAACAGCAGATGGGACTTGGCACTGTATGCCAAGTGATTTAGAAGATAACTATGAGTTTGGTTGGAGATCAAATGCTGTATCTACAGCGACTCCTCATGCCAATGGCGGTTACGGTTTTGGAACCCCAATAACTCTTCAATATGACTTTACCGAAAGAAAAGTCAATAAGATTAAGATTACGACATCTGAATTTTCTGGAAAGATTAGTGCCTACAAAATTGATATTTATAACAACACCTTGTCTTCTTTCTACAACACTTTTTCGTCAATATCAGCTGATTCATATACTAATGAACATATATTGCCATCTAATATATCAAATGATGTTTCTAAAATAATAGTAACAATATACAGCACTCAAAATCCACAGGATGTTGCAAGAATCCATGAAGTCAATCCAGTTTATGAGGTTGACATTACAGATTATGTTATCTCTCACAGTTCAGATAGACAAGGTGAACTCTGGGAGAACTCGATCCCAATTGCTGGCACTGCTTCATCAAGCGCATCTATCACATTAGATAATAACTCTCAAGATTTTAATCCTTTTGACAACGCTTCTCTTTATGGCAAGTATATGAAGAAAGACTTGAAAGTTAATATCTACAATGGATGGAGAATAGTTAAAACAGATAAGGTATTAGTCAATACATTTTTAACTTCAAATATAATATCAAGTTCAAATACTATTAATGTTTCAGATGCTTCCGAATTTCTGAATGGTAATGCAACAAATACTTTTACTTTAATTATTGAGCCAAACACCTCTAATGAGGAAATTGTTCTGTGCTCTACAAGAACAGACAAGGAAGTTACTATTTTAACAAGAGGATATGCAGGAACGATTGCAAGAAGTCATTCTGCAAATAGTGTTGTTACTTTTGATCCATATGAATATGTAAATGCTGGAGAATTTTATGTTGATGAATGGACAGGTGGAACATCAATGGATGTCGGTATCAAGTGTATTGATAAGAGCAAGTTCCTAACCGAAAAGCAAATAACCAAGGGGTTCTATGTTCAGAATTCAACAGTTGGTGATGCTATTGAAAAGATGCTGATGAGCACAAATATATCAAAAAATGAATACATTCAAATTAGACCTTATACAAAATACGCAATAGAAAATGCAATCGCTGTTTACTCTTTTGATACTCCAGTTCAAAGAGATGAAGCAGCAGTGACTTTAAACCAAGGCTTGAGGTGCAGAATCTGGAAAATTCCAACAGGTAAAGAAAATGAAGTGAAAGATATTAAGGCTGATGCTCTTGATGTTACTTTGAGCAAGTACGATAAGGCGATGGGGGCTAAGGCTTATATTCCCCCAACATATGTTGCATATAGTTCATCAACAACAAACCCGATGAACTCCAACACAAGCCTTGCTGTCGATATGCAGAATTTCTCTTTCCCAGAGGGAACTGTGACTCATAGCGAATACTACAACGGGGTTATTGATGGATACTTTATCCCTCCTACATCCGGAGGCTATAATCTCAATATAACGACAGTTAACTCTGGAGTTCGAGCATTTATTGATGACACTTTGGTGCTAGACACTTGGTCAAGAATTAAAACAAATAGCGATTCAATCTTGCTTTCTTCATACAATTATTATGGAGATAATATTGAATTAGATGCTGGTGTCCCTTACAAATTAAGAATTGAATTCTTCCATGCTGATGGGCCAAAAGATTCTGGTCGTTCAATGAAGTTACTTTTGGCGATGGAGCAGAGTTCAACAACACCGTCTACATATACAGGGACCGGGATTGGTCAATTCACGACAGTTGTTGCTAGAGATTATGTTGGGTCAAGAAATTCATCCTTTGCAACTGTAACAAGCAGTAGTCCATACACGATTGATAAAACATTAAAAAATAGAAATCATTATTCAAATGATGCGGTATATGTAAGCAACCCTACGCTCAATCAAGTTACCGGTCTAGTTTCAGAACCATCAAATAAAGCTGTCTATCTGAGCAATAACTCTTACATTAGAATTCCATACGATCAATCTTTAGATTTGGCAGATTCAGCAAGTACAAATTTTACAGATGAATGGTCGATTGAACTATATGTAAAGTTACCAGCAGTCTTTGGCGGTGATGGTGAGTATGTAAGTAATTGGCAAAACTCTGCACCTACAAGCGGTTTTGAATTTTTTAACAGATCAGGAAGTCACGGCTTCAAAGTTATAAAACATAATGGAGATGTGAAAACAGCCTCTTCAAATACTGCGTTATCAACGACATCTTATAATCATATTGTTGCAACTCATAAGGATGGAAATGTTACATATTATGTAAATGGCGATATTGCAGGTTCTGTAGATGGAGTTGGTGCTCAGGCTGATTGGACTAGGGATATAACAATTGGGGGAAGAAATGCTTCCTTCTCATCAGGAACAGAAAATGCTCCAGCAAATATTCGTAGTTTTTATATCGATGAGTTTGCAATGTATAATCGAGCATTAACTGCTCAAGAAATATCTAATAGATATATTTCAACACAGATACGAGAATTAACGATATTCCCTCACCTTTATGGAAATGATCAAAGTGCAAAATCAGTTATTGATGCAATAACGCTTGCTGATTTTGGAAGGTTTTATGTTGACGAAGAAGACAATTTTTCTTATATTCATTTTTATCGCTATTTTGAACCATCAATTGACCAACACTCCACCATCCAAAAAACAATAAGTGGAAACTCCCATATTGTTTCTGGCGATTATAATGTTCAATTGCAGGCTAATAAAATAACAGTTAATGTTACTGAATACAATCCGTTGATATCGACAAGGCAGGGACTGTGGACAGCATCTCCTGATCCATCATCTCTCGGTGTTGTTAAACTTACGGATGATATATCGCCAACAGCCAATACAATACCTGTCTCAACAACGGATAGACCGCCGTTCCCAATAAGCGGATATTTAAAAATAGACGCTGAGATTGTTAAATATTCATCCATTGATTCAACCAACTTTTTGGGTGTGACTAGAGGTGAATTTGATACAACTCCAACTGACCATTACACTAATGATCTTGTGAGAGAGACTCGTTATTACGATATTAAATATGACAATGCTCCTGCCTTCAATATTCAAAAACCTCTTATCACAGCAATTTCACAAACATATCCTGCACAAATTGAGTTGGTTAACTTCTCAACAAACGCTTATAATGCTCAGATGATATTGGCGGCTACCACATCTGTTCCAGAAGGAGAGCTCGCTTTTATCCAAGGAACAAATGCAAAAACTGGAGAGGTTAACTTCACATCTATTGCTGGTATACCGATTATTAGACAAGACTC